CAGAAGCATCTAAGTTCGTTTGTGTAACATCTTGACGAGATAGTTTTGGTTGTTGATACTCAGCGAGTATGCTGGCAACCTTTACAATCTGATCAGTGTCTCCTTCTTCCATAGCTTGCACTAAAACAAAGTTCAGTGCTGCCATAGCGTCTGGCGCTTCATCTCCTAGCTCTTTCATAGCGACAATAGTCTGCTTAGCCAGTTCTCTTTTTTCTTTGTTTTTCCTACGGGTCTCTAGTCCTCGCTTTCGATACTCTTCAGCCATCTCTGAACTCTCTATTGACTTCAGATTAGCCAAAGATACCTCGGAAGGCATCTGTTTTATAGCCATTGAGTTTCCTCCTGTTGGATTTGACCTACTCTGTCTTTCCAAGAAACAGTGTCATCTGTTAATCGATGTTGATGTGTACGGTATGCCTCAAAAGCTATAGCCAAAGCCATAACTGTATCATCATAATTACCTGATAATGCATTTGTAGAACCATTATCAGCTGCAACATAAGTTTTTAATTCTGAAACTATAGTCTTGGAAGGAATCCAAATGTCTTCTTCTTCAATAGCTCGTTTTAAGTTTCCTATTATCATAGGTTTAGTAGAAACAGTAGTTCTGAATCCCGGTTTACTTCCCTCTTCGTTGAGAAGTGTAGCCGCCTTAGTCTGATAATATAGGTTTACGTAATTCATTTGTTTAAGTCTGTTGAGAGTTGCTATTCCTAGACTATTACTCTCCACTGCTAGCAGGGCATTGTTAAAATACCTGCCTAAATAAAATAACAAGTCTCCAAATGCACTGGGATCTACAAAGTTATCTCTGAATAATGCACAAATTTTTCTTTCTCGGTCTAAAACTACAGCAGCACTGTGATCCTGCCCTACTCCTAGCGCAACATCTGCACCAATTATAAATCTGTCCGCAAAATTCGGCGGATTCCAGATTTCTAAGTGACCCTCCCGGGATTCCTCGAAATAACTACTCTTTTCGTTGTATGCTCGTATATAATCGGGGGCCAGTGGTAAAATCCTTGCTATTATCTCTTGATCAAAGACAGAATTTCCGCTTACTAAGAAGGCTTCTTCAGGGGTCGCCGGATATTCTTGTTTGAATTTCTTCTCTCCCGACTCGGCTATCTTGAGTCTCCTCCAGTATAGCTGATCTTCACCGAGATCATGCTTATTCTGTAGTTCAATTTCTTCTTCTGTCAGTTCGAACCCCTCTGGGGGCGTTCTGCGATATTCTTGGGTTATGAACCAAGGTAGAAAAATAGGAATGTACTCATTTTCTCCTTCCATAGCACCCTGAAAGAGTCTGTAGAACTCTCCTGCAGCACCATTTGCTGTACTTTCTAATATGACTTCAGTTCCTTCTTCTTGACTGATACCCTGAAATAATCCTGCGAGTATTTGTTCGTCAAATTGCCAGAACCCTACCTCCGAAAGATGAGCAATGGTTGGTGTAGTTCCTCGTCCAGCTTCTTTCGCACCAGCCGTGTACAGTCTGTAGCCACTTTTGTTATGTTCAAATAAGATTTCTTTGGCATTAGATTTCTGTAGGGTTGGTGGATCCTCCATGTTGTCGATAATATTACGACTCATGTTGAAAAGTGCATCACTGGTGGCACTGTCGTGCGCCATGACGACTGAACGAGTGTACGGGGTGTAGAACGTCTTCCAGAAAACTCTAGCCGCGCAATAGGTACTGATACCTTGCTGGCGAGCTTTTAGGATGATGGCTCTCACTTTCCCCGTAGTCTGTAGTTGTTGTTCAATTCTGCGGTTTACTTCGACTTGCGCCTCGTTAAACTCGAAGGGAACAAAACCTTGACTAGTATTTTTTGTTATAATTCTTATTAAATCTTTACTAAATAACTGAAAATTAGACTTATATTCAGCCATTTGCTTACGTTTTGCTAGCTCTTTAGCCAGTTCTAATTTTCTCTTATTATTCATATAATTGTCCTCCTATAAGGGTGTGTTTATCACTCGTAGAGTTAACTCTTTGTTTATATATAAAAAAGATGTGAGGGGGGTTTGGGTTCCCCGTTTTGGTTCTGGTCCCCCCTTCTTTGTTTCTCCCTGCCTTGGGCGCTCGCGGGTCTCTCCCTTCCTGCGGGCGCTCCTTTTTTTTTTGGCGCTCCTGCCTTAACCCTTGCCTGTGGAGGTTGCTATGGCTTGGTCTAATTCTGTCGCTGTCCTTGACTATAACTGTGTTGGGGGCTTTCTTGTGGTTGACTGCTCTGACGGTCGTCAACGGCGCTTCAAGATTTCGCTGTCTTCCTCTGTTGACCACCAAATGCTGAATGACATTGGGTACTGTCATCGTAACCAAGTCAAGGTTAAGTTTCGGGCGTTTAGTAATTGGTCTCCTGATGCGTGGTTCTGTGAGGTTGATATCCAGGATAAGGAGGACGCTGTGACCTTTATCAACGTTTCTAAGATAGCTAGGGCTGCACATGTGGACATGATAAGGGAGGCGGTTAAGTTTGGCTTTAGGAGAATGAAGTTTGCCACTATAAAGCCAGATGTTGGTATGAGCGTTCGGATACAGGATGAGTTCCAAGTTGTTGGCGGTGTTCGTGCAGTAGGTAGTCACTGGTTTAATCGTGCGGATGATCATCACGTTATAGTAGTAAATGTTGCTAATGTTGTTGATAATCCAGCAGGAGTTGTGCATACTGTATTCCACGAGATGCGACACGCTCATCAGCACATGGCTGGTGTTAAGCATGATCAGTTTTGGAAAGGTGTAGACTTTACTGGTACGCCGTACGAGGATCAGCCATGGGAACATGATGCTAATAAAGCAGCAGCAATAATGGTTAAGGAATTTACGAAACAGTGGACAGGTAAATAGAAAGGAGGTGAGTTGAATGGCTGAAGAAACTACGTCATCGTTGGTGACGAAGGGCTTAATCTTGGGCTTGCTTGACCGCATTGAGTCTCTTGAAACAGAGGCTTCTAAGAATGACGAGCGCATTGCATTCCTTGAAGACGAACTCGAAGCACGCGTCAAGCTTGCTGAACAGTTCTACACAGCTAAATCTTAGAGGAAGCCCTTAGGGGCTTTCTTTTTTTTTTTTGAAAGGAGGTGATCGTATGACAGCGGAAGATCTATTAGAAATTGCTGATAGGCTTGATCGTCAGTGTCAAGATCTCTTAGAGATTATTGAACTGAAAGACAAGATAATCGAAAAGCAAGAAGAGCTAATCCTCAAACTTCAAAGCAAGAAAGGATACCACTAAATGAGCGATGAAGTACACAAGGGACTCGTGAGAATTCCTCACAGTCATTTTCCGGATATGTACCTATCTATCTCTACTCTAATGGATGGTAATGTGGAAACATATCCTTATTTTAACGACACACCGTTAGGCGATTATAGTCGTCCAGCGATAAACGCACAAGGGTTAACCACTGCCCTTGAGATGTTTGAAGCCCAAATGTGGAACTACTGGAGGTACGAATAATGTGGACAGGATACGCAACACAAGCTATGAAGGATTTCGGAGATCACGTAGCTAACGAAAGCAAGACCGAAAAGAATTGTCAAGCAATAGGTAATCATGTTATCATGCACGCTTGGAGAAGAAGGTTATTAGACGAAAACATAGAAACAACTCGTCGAGGCACTGAGCGTGTAGCCGGGTTCACTGGTAAACGAGATTATCGAAAGGACTTCGGCTAATGAATAGACCTAAGTGTGACAATTGTAATGCACCGTCAGATACAACTGACTTCGCAACTTTCTGGCTATGCGCTAAATGTTGGCTGGCTAAATTCAAAAAGTAGCCTTCTGAGCAGTACTAAGACAGTACTGTTCTAAAGGACACTTTTGTCCGACCCGGAGCAATCATGCTCCACTAACGCTCTATGAAAGGAGCAAGACCATGCAGAACGAAAACGTTCAATACATCCGTAACGTAACTCTTAATTGGGTATCACTCAAAGAAGAGGACAAATACGGTAAGTTTAGTCTTCAGATCGAATTCCCAAAGGATCGTCTGCCTGAACTAGGACACCACGGGAATGCTAAGCCACTGCCTAACGGCAACATGGCAATTAGCCTGAACACTAATCCGCTGCACGGTAAAGAGACCAAGACACCGGGAGTCAGGAAGGACATCAAGATTATCAACATGTCCAATGAAGAAGTTACCGTGGCTATCGGTAATGGAAGCACTGGAGATGTCAAGGTAGTTCATCGTCCTTCTCCAAAGGCTTTTAACGGTATGAAGTCTTATCCGTTGGCATTGTGCGTTCGCAACCTTATTGAATACGTCCCGACTACGGACGACTTCGATATCGTTGAACTCCCAGAGACAGAGGCAGTAGCTTCTGACAACTTCTAATCATCTGGGGAGATCTCTCTGGGGGTCTCCCCGTAACTCTTGAGGAGATATGATATGCAGTGGCATGACATATACGACTTCTCCTTCGTAAATAAAATGGAGAGAAAAGACCAAGAGCATTTGTACTACATCTTATCAGTCATTCTGCAAGACGAACAACAACAGAGAGACTGCGAAGAACACTACAATATGCAACAAGATATCATGGAGTGTTCCGCTGGACCTCTCCGTGAGATCTACCTAGAATATGTCAAGAGCAAACTCCCAGAGCCTCTGGCTAAAGAGATTCTTGACAGATATCATGATGAAATCTCTCAATCCGAGAGGAAACAATCCATGAAAACAACAGGAGCATAGGAATGCTATCACTATTCGTCTTGATATACCTCATAGTAGGATTCATCATAGTCTACAGGAGGCAATCCGGAGAATAAACTAAGACCCACTAAGACCCACTGAGGAACTATGGGGGATCCTCGAGTAAAATCTCCTACCAATGCAACCTGAAAGACTCTACAAAGCCCCTTCGGGGGCCTTTCAAGGAACCCGCGAGTACTTTACGTGGGCATTCTCTGTGAAAAGGGGGTCTTAAGGGGGCATATTATGAACTAGAAAGGACTAGGTATGATAATAAATTACTCAGAAAGTGATGTTAAATTATCCGTCACTTATAACCGTACAGACTACTACGAAGGCTCTGCTACGTTAGATTTCAAGTCAGATGCCATGAACAATGCCCACTGGGAAACCCATGGTTATGAGTATGAACACTTCAGTCTGTACACAGAAGACTTAGACGCTATGGAGTTCGCCAAATCACTCATGGAGTACACCGACAAACCCATGTGTACCTTCAATGACGAGAGAGTCGGCTACTCAATACACCTCTCAGATAAAGACGGAGGCCATTTGGTAGTGACTATACACTACGAACCAAACGATCTAGTGTACTGTT